TTTCGATTTTTTGAGCCAGTATCTTCCTGATACTTACGAAAAAGAATTTGAGCGTTATGGTAACAGATCAGTAGCGTCATTCTTACGAATGGTAGGCGCTGAAATGCCTTGTGTGTCAGACATGATTAAGTGGGCTGAGCAAGGTCGTTTACACACAAAGTACACAGGGTGTACATCAGCGCAAGGTGCATTAGCAACTCAGGCTACTATCACTATCCCTGCAGCACAAATTAACAACAACCCAACTGCGACACCTCCAGGTTCACAGATGCCAAACACTACAGCTGTTAGCGGTCCTGCTTTCAGAATAGGTCAAACTATCATGTTGTGTGATGAGACTGCTGGATCAGGATTAAGCAACAAAGCTGTTGTTACAGATGTTCCTACAGTTAACACAATCGTAGTAGATTACTACGAAGCAGGTGGTCAAGCATTTGGCGCAGGTGTTAACCTTACAATCTGGAACTACGGTTCTGAGTTCGCAAAAGGTTCTTCAACTGCAGGTGTTAATGGTTTAGAGCCAGCTGATTTAATCTTTGATAACAAGCCAATCATTATCCGTGACACTTATGCTGTTTCTGGTTCTGACATGGCTCAAATCGGATGGATTGAAGTTTCAACTGAAAACGGTGAGTCAGGATACTTATGGTATCTAAAAGCTGAAGGTGAAACAAGAATGCGTTTCGAAGACCACTTAGAGACTGCTATGATTGAAGCTGTTCCTGCTGGTGCAGGTTCAGGTGCTCTTGCAGCAGGATTAACAGGTTCTGAAGGTATCTTCTATGTTGTTAACAACAGAGGAAACGTTTGGGGCGGTGGTAACCCAGTTGCCTTAGCAGGTTTCGACTCTATCATTCAGAGACTTGACAAGCAAGGTTCTATTGAAGAGAATGTATTATTTGTTAACCGTCAGTTCTCTTTCGATATTGACGATATGTTGGCTGCTCAAAACTCTTACGGAGCTGGTGGTACTTCATACGGATTATTCGATAATGATGCTGATATGGCACTTAACTTAGGTTTCACAGGATTCCGTAGAGGTTATGACTTCTACAAATCTGACTGGAAATATCTAAACGATCCTACAATGAGAGGTGGTTTAGTTAACGGTGCTGTTAATGGTTTATTAGTTCCTGCAGGATCTACAACTGTATACGATCAAGTATTAGGAAAGAACGCTAAGCGTCCATTCTTACATGTTCGTTATAGAGCTTCAGAGACTGAGGACAGACGTTACAAGACTTGGGTTACTGGTTCTGCTGGTGGCGTAAGAACTAACGACATTGACGAAATGCGAGTGAACTTCTTGAGTGAAAGAGCTGTATGTACTTTAGGTGCAAACAACTTCTTCATCTTCAATGCATAAGCATAGATAATTAGGGGGAGGATTAATCTCCTCCCCTTTTTTTTAACTTTAATTAAATTATAATAAAATGAAAAACAAAAAAGTATTTGTAGACAAGATCTACAAGTTGACACGAGATGTAGCACCTCTATCCTACATCCTACCTTCATCTCACAGTAGAAGATATCCATTAATGCATTTTGATAACGAGACAGGAGAGAATAGAACTCTTCGTTATGCTCGTAACCAAAAGTCTCCATTTGAGGATGAACAAGACGGAAATGCTATATTAGAGCCAATTATATTTGAGGATGGATATTTGACGGTATATAAAAACAATCAAGTATTACAACAATTCTTACATTATCATCCAGGTAATGGAAACACCTTCAAAGAGCTTGACAAAGCTAAGGAAGCTCAAGAGGATATTGATATGGTGCAAAAGGAGATTGACGCTTTAGTTGCGGCTAACGATATGTCTTTAGAAAGAAAGATTGCTGTAGCACGAGTAGTGTTTAATAATGTAGACAAGATGAGCACTGCTGAAATAAAGAGAGATATTCTTATGTTCGCTAAAAATGAACCAGCAGAATTTTTGGAAGTTATCAATGACCCTGACCTTGAGGTTGATAGCAATATTGCTGAGTTCATTAGTAATAACTATTTAGAGCTAACTACAAAAAGTGTAACTCTAACAACTGGTAAGACTAAAAAGAAATTATTATCTTTGCCTTTCGGAGAAGATCCGATGTACATCATATCATCTTGGATGAAGAGTGATGAAGGATTACCAACATATAAGATGCTGCTTAAAAAATTAAAGTCATAATGTTTTAAGGTATCTAAAGAAACACTCAGAAATGGGTGTTTTTTTTTGCTTATCTTTGTGCTTTATTAACTCAATAATTATATTATTTATTATGGAAAAATTCTTAAGCGTTCCTGTCACAGGTGCTGGAACACAATTAATCCCATGTAGTGATGTAAAGTTTGTAGAGATTGGTGATGCTGGAGGTCCAGCTTCTAACCCAACTACAGCTACTACAATATACTACGGTGACGCACAAACACTTACATTAACCCATGCTGCTGTAGCTGCTAACTCTGTAGAGTTCAGAACATTTATTCAAGACTCGTTAGCTAAAGTATTAAAGCTTGAGTGGACAGAGCCTTCTTTGGACATTATTCCTAAGTTTGCTGTATCTGCAATAGCATACGCATAACCCTTAATCTTATTATTTATTATGGAAAAGTTTTTATCAATACCAGTTTTAGATCCAGGTGCAGCTACTGATGCTGACACAAGTCTACAGTTGGTTTCAATTAGCGGAGGTTTGGTTTTGAATCAGGTTGACGCTGACACGTTAACAATAACTTATTCTCAAGGAAAAGTTGTTACATTAAATTATGATGCGGCTATCGTAGGATCAGCTGCTCCAGTTCTTCTACTGCATCTTCAAGATGCTATTGAGGAGGCTTTGATTTCAGGATGGTCAAACCCTGTTCATGAGTATATACCATACGGATGTTTTATCACAAATGATGGTGTAACTAAAACATTTAATAACCCTATGACATCGATAACGATTGCATAAATATGTATATAAAAATGGAAAAATATTTAAAATTTGATGTTCTTAGGTTAGCTGCTTCAGGGACATCCTCGGCTGATGGTAGTGCTGGTCTTACTTTAACAGACGCAACTGCTACCTTTTTATCAAGCGTTTTAGCTAACGCTTTTGTTTATAACACTGCAGATGGTGAGTTTTACTACGTTGCTTCTGTTGATTCAGACACTCAGTTAACTTTAGTTGCTATGGGTGTAACTGCTACTCAAGGTGGTGGTATAGGTAATGCTAAGACTTATGAAATCTACATGCCTTTCGACACTATTGTTGTAGGTGGTACTGCAGATGGAACTACAGCGGATCAATTAGTAGATACTACTAAAAACTTTGTAGCTTCAGGAGTAAGAGAAGGTGATATTGTTAGAGACATAACAGGAGCTGCTATTGCTACTGTAACAGGTTTTGCTACTAACACAAACCCTAACGATTCATTAAAAGTTGATGCTGACATCTTTGTTGGTGGTGACGTTTATGTTGTATATAGATCAGGTGCTGATGACTTTGAAATGATCATCCCTTCTGCTGGTGTAGCTAATGTAATAAACGATTCTACAGACGCTTTAGAGTCTACATCTTTAGTTACTATGGGTGGAGCTACTGGAGAGGTCGTATCAGTAAGATACATTCACACTGACACAGCTACAGGTGATGAAGCTGTTAGTCAAGGTATTAGTGATGCTATTGTAGGTTCTCTAAAAACAGAGTGGACTGACTTAGATTACAAAGTACCAGGAATCGCAAACCCTTACGATGCTGCTACCAATGCAAGTGTATATGGAGGAAGAGACTTCTTCTACTTCTCTATCACTTCGTAAGTATTTAAGTATATAATTAAGAGAGGTTCTAAAAAAAATAGGACCTCTTTTTTTTTGCTATCTTTGTAATCATGATTAACTCGGTTAGAAACACAGTATTAGCTATCGCTAATAAAAATAATTACGGATACATATCTCCTCAAGATTTTAACCTCTACGCTAAGCAAGCTCAGATGGATATGTTTGAGGATTATTTCTATGCGTATAACAATTGGATAAATAGAGAAAACCAAAGGAGCTCTGGTAAAGGTTATGCTGATATAGTTAAAGGATTGGCTGAAGTAATAGAATCTTTTTCCGAACAGGCGTTTTTAACTCAATACAACCCTATAGTTTTTGGAGGTATTTCTACCAGTAATCAATTTGGTTTACCTACTGACTATTATTTGATTGATAAAGTTTATTACTACCCATCAAAGATTCTTATTGATACAGCTTCAGCTGTTGTGGCTAATCAGTTTGTAGCAACAAATGCTATATTCCAAACCATACCAACAAGTCAAACCTTTCCACAGGTAAACAGTATTATTGTAAATACTACAACACTTGCTCAAGCAAGAGTTCTTCAGGTTTTAAACGCCAACACTTTGGCTTTGTCAGCTGATATATTTACAAATGTTGGAGATAGAGCTGTGGTTTATAGTAATAGAAACATTGTTGATGTAGAGAAGGTTACTCAAAATAAAATATTTAACCTAACGAGCTCTAACTTAACAGCACCTTCAAAGCAGTACCCTGCTTATGTGAAGGGAGACTTCTCAACTGTTGGTCAAGAAGTTATAACTGTTTACCCAGAATCTATAGATCAGTTTGGAGACATTCAGGTTAATTATATAAGATACCCAAGGGACCCTAAATGGACCTATGTCAATCTTGGTGGTGGTGGTACAGCTTTCCCAGAGGAGCCCTTGTACGATCCTACTCAGTCAGACTTTCAAGACTTTGAGTTGCCAGCTTCTGATGAGCCAAGTCTTATAGCTAAGATATGTCAGTACATAGGAATAGAAATTAGAGAACCAGATGTTTACAACTTTGGTAAAGCAGAAGAATCATTAGATACACAAGAAACAAGCTAATATGTCATATATAACAGATTATCAATATTACGAAAACGGAGGAGTAGTTCCTGAAGACCAGAACTGGGGTTCATATCAGTATGTTTCTTT